TATTAGAAGCTTTAGATAATAAGATAATAGAAGCGGGGCAAGTTAAGCAAGAAACCGAAGAATTAATAGAAAGTGGAGGAGCTGCTAAGAAAGAAGATATTATAAATATTAATGCGTCATTGGAACAAATTGATGACAAGAGTTCACAAGCTTTAGGAAAAGCAGAAAATCCACTTGGTGCATTGCGTGAAGCAGGATATAAAGTTGAAAAGCAAGATTTATCTGAATCTTTATTAAGTGAGATTCAGCAAGCAAATATAACAATTTCTAAAGGGCTATTGAATAATAAAGGAGTTGACTATCCTTTAAAAGCAGTTACAAGGAATAATGAAATAACACAGATAAATGAGATTTTAAAAAAGGCTATATTAGATGTAAAAGTAATTGGAGCTAAAAAAGGTAAGATTTATCGAATACAATATATAGGAAATGGAACTACAGCATGGGGAGATCCATACTATGGAATTGTTGTTTACGAACATGATAAAGTAAGATTTTCAAGTGATAGCAATGCTAGTATAAAAGCTATAATTAGCAGAGAAGGTAATTATAAAGAGAAGCCAATTGGAATAACAACATGGATATTTAGAAATGATATAGAAGATATAACAGTAAACATAACAATAGATTTTTCATTATTAACTAGAGATAGGTATAATTTAGATGATAAGACAATAGGTTATAGTGCGATAATAGATGAGAGCTGTTATGTTATGACTAACGGAGAGATGATAAACTCAATTTTCATTAATAAAGGTAAAGAGTTTCCATTTAAAACAGTTGATAAAAATGGGGAGTTTTTACCACTTAAAAATGAAGTTAAAATGGGAGTGTTAGATATAAAAGTTATAAATGCTAAAAAAGATAAGTATTATAAAATTGACTGGATAGGAAATGGAACTACAGCGTGGGGAGAACCTGAATATGCTATTTACTTACAAGAAATTAGTAAGGATTTCTCAAATGTTGTACAAGTTTTTAGTAGATACAATGCTCATTTAGATGCACCAACTGATACAATATGTACAAGAATAATAACTGCACCTAAAACAGATATAGTACTATCAATAACTATAGATTATAATGAATTAAAATCTGAAAGTTATACCATGAATAGTACAAATTCATATGGATATAGCACTATAATAGATGAGAGTTGTTATATTTATAAAACGGATAATGATGTAGATAAAACAAAGATGACTTTAAGTAAAAAAGGAGATAATTATTTTATAAAGTCACCTTATGATGATGAAAAAAATATAGTTTGGAAGTTCAGTAGTCTGGGTATAAACGAAGTTTTGCATCCGACAGCAATATATTTTCAACCTATAGATAGTGTTGAGTTTTATGACTTGGAGTTGTTTCAAGCTATAAGTACAGATTGGATTAGTCCATATAATTTTAGTGCAAAAAATAATACTGTGAATACTTCTATGATAACCACAGGTGGAAACCATGGTACTAATAGTGGGGCAGGTTTTAGAACTGCATATCCAGAATTTAAAAAATGTTATATAGATAATAACGAAATAGTGGATGATGGTGTATATTCTAATATAGATTGTATCGTATTAGAAGCTAAAACAAATGTAGCTAGTTCTAATGTTATTAATTTAGAAACAGGGGAAGGTTTTAGGGGGGTTATAACTGAATTTTTAACATATACAATAACTCCTAGAACCATAAAGGCAATAGTGACTATTTTATGTAACGAAAATGTTGTTTTTAGAACATATGCAGGGCCACAAATAAGTGGACTTGCAAACCCATATAAAAATATTTCTTTTGGTGGTGATTTAAACCCACAAAAATTTGATACTTTCCCATTAAGTTATAGAACATCATCAAAAAATGATGGTGCTTTTGTAGATAGATTTGTATGCGAACATGATAATGGTTATGTTGTAGCATATAAAGAAAAAGAAGTTGATATAAATGATTTAAGGTATTTTGATGATAACACTGGAATAGGTCAAATAAGTGGTAGTAAAGCTTATATGAAGAACTTCGAAAATAAACCAACAGATTTCAATCAAGGTGATACTTTCTCCTATAACTGTATTTATAGTTTTAATAAAAAATACGAGTGTGAAGGTAGTATGAGAGCTTATAAAGTTGATGATATTTATATAGCTGACTTTGATAAAAGTAGTTCAAATACTTTCTTTAAAATTGATAAAGAAGATATAAATAAAAAAGTTGAGGTAATAGATTCTAGTAATGTAAGTATAGATAATTATTCATCTAGCTTGGGAGTCAAATTAACTGCTGCTGATAAAGGGTGGATTAAATTTAGGTTAATTTAGAATAGAATAATGAGAATTTCAAGAGTAGTGAAAGCTAGTCTTTTTTTTATATAAAAATTTAAGGAAAGGAGGAAATTTATGAATGACGAATTAATAAAACATCAACTTGAAACACATAACAGAAGATTAAATAATCATTCAGAGAGATTAGATGAATTAGAGAGAGGAAGAGCTGCAACTGATGTTAAAATGGATAATCTTTGTGAAAAGCTTGAAGCACAAACAAAGAGTATAAATTGGCTTATAGGAATAATGGCAAGCAGTTTAATAGGGTTCTTTTTTTATGTAATTCAAACAGGAATATTTAAATAAGAAAGGTGAAGTGAATAAAAATGAGTAAAGTATTAAAATCTATCGTAACAAGATTAAATAATAAAGGGACTATATTATCTTTAGCAGCATTAATAGTAAGCCTATTAGTGCAATTTGGATTAAATATAGATTCAGAAAAAATTACAGGAATTATAAATACTATATGTAGTATTTTAATTTTACTAGGAGTATTAAATGATCCAACACAAAATACAAAAGCTTATATACCAGGTATAAGTGATAAATTAATAGAAACTAAGGAGCAGGAGTAATATCTTGCTCCTTTTAATTTATAAAAGTTTTAAATATGAAAGGTGGAATTTTTAAATGGCGTTAATTAAAAATTTAATACCAGGAAGTCAATACTCAACTAAGTGTCCTTATTTAATGACACCGAAAGGAATCTGTATTCATAATACAGCAAATGATGCTCCAGCTATAAATGAAAGAAATTATATGGCTAGAGCAGATAATCAAAATGAAGTATCATTTCACATAGCAGTAGATGACAATCAAGCTATACAATGTATTCCATTAAATAGAAACGCTTGGCATGCAGGAGATGGAGGAAGTGGACAAGGAAATAGAAATTATATAGCAGTAGAAATTTGTTATTCAAGATCTGGTGGAGAGAGATTTATAAAAGCAGAGCAAAGAGCAGCAAAAGAAGTAGCAGCATTATTAAAAGAATATGGATGGAATATTAATAATGTAAAAAAACATCAAGATTTTAGTAATAAATATTGTCCTCATAGAACATTAGATATGGGATGGCAAAGATTCTTAAACATGGTTCAAATAGAATTAAATAATTTAAATATTAATCAATATATTAAGGAGGAAATTAAAGTGGATTATATAATTCAATATTCAAATTCAACAGATCAGGCTATAGCGGAGATAATGGCAGATAGATTAAATTGTCCTACTATTAATTGTTTAAGACCATATGCTTTCTATGGACAATATAAAACAGTAATTGCAGTAGGAGAGGCTAAGAATAAAAGTGGATATACTAATGTAGAAATAAAGGGAGCTAATAGAAAAGAAACATTAGATAAAGCTATAGAGTATTGTGAAAAATTAGGAAAGTAGTTATTAAGGCTAGTAAGTGAGGAATATAACCTTACTTACTAGCTTTTTTTATTTATGGACAAACTTACCAAAAATATTGTAAAATAAAAGAAAGCACTTCCACTCGAATGGAAAAATGCTTTCAAGTATAATAAAGTATTCGATTTATATACTCTTATTATACTTGGTTTATTTATAAAAAACAAGAGATAATGGAGTGTTAAAATGAATATTAAGTCTAATATTACTAATGTTACAAACAAAAGCATAAAAAAGCTTATAACAATAAACAACTATAAAGAAGGTATATGCGAATATATATGGAATAGTTTTGATGCAGAAGCTACGGTAGTTGATATAAAATTTATTTATAATGAACTACATGAAATTGAGTCAATTATAATATCTGACAATGGAATAGGTATTAATCGTAAAAGTTTAGACAAAACATTTGGGAGCTTGCTTGAATCTATTAAAGAGAATAAAACAAAAGATTTAGATAGTAATGTACATGGGCATAAAGGAAAAGGAAGATATTCATTTATTAAGTTTTCAGAAGAAGCTATTTGGAGTACAATATACAACTCAGGATTAAAGAATATGAAATACGAAATAAAAATAACAAGGGATAATTGTATAGAGTATATACCAACTGATGAAGAAAAAACATCTGAACATACTGGAACTAAAGTTATATTAAATAAAGTTAGTTCTATTAATAAAGAAGATTTAAATGGAAAATTTCAAGAATATTTATCAAATAGATTTGCATGGTTTTTATACTTAAAAAAAGGAAAATCAAGCGAAAGTAAAATAATAGTAAATGGCAAAGAAATAGATTATTTAAAAAATATTGATAGAAATTTTTCAGAGCAAATTATAGAAGTAATAAATGATAATATATTTACTATTGATGTGATTAAATGGAATCATAAACAAAATGAGTATTTTCATTCTTTCTTTTTAGATGAAAATTTAAATCAAGTATATAAAAATACGACAGGATTTAATAATAAATCTTATGCATTTCCACATAATATATACATCAAATCTAATTACTTTAACGATTTTGTTCCAGCCTTACAGAATAATGATGGTCAAGAAGTATTTAATTTAGATAAAAATCCTAATGATAAAACTTTTATAGAATTAGAGAAAACAATCTATAAATTATTAGAAAGAAAGACTAAAGAGTTTTTGAAATATAATGCTAAAAATAAAATAGTTAATCTTGAAGAAAAAGGATACATGCCTAAGTTTAAAGATAATAAATATGAAAAAATTAGGAAGGACGATTTTATAGAGGTTTTAGAGGAATTACTAGTAATAAAGCCTGATTTATTTAATAGTAAAAAGAGTGATACTAAACTTATATTAGAATTTATTAATTTGATTCTTGATACTGATGAAAGGGAGGGAATATTGAATATTATGGATGATTTAATTAAATTAACTCCTGAAGAAAGAGAAAATCTATATAAGGTTTTAAAGAAAACTACATTAAAGAAAATAATAAGAACAGTTTCATCTATTCAAGACAGACTACAAGTGATTAATATACTTAAAATGTTAGTGTACGAATATGATAAATTTACTAATGAAAGAGATCATATTCAAGTAATTATTGAAAATAATTATTGGTTATTTGGAGAAGAATATAATATGGTATCTGCTGATAGAGATTTCAATTATTGTAGACAAAAGTATCTTGAAATTACGGAAGGGTTTACAAATGAAATAGATAAAAATAAAAATCCTTCTTATAGAAGAAGACCAGATATTTTCATAACAAGAAAAAGACTTGTTGGATATGCAGAAAGTACTATGAATGAAGAAAATATTATAGTGGAGTTAAAAGCTCCAAATGTTATCATTAATAAGACTATATATAGACAAATCGAAGATTATATGGACATTATATCAACAGATGATAAATTCAATAGTCAAATAAGAATTTGGAAATTTATTATAGTAGGAAAAACTTTAGATGAAAACATAAAGAAAGAGCATAGCAATTGGAGTGATAAAGGGAAACGATTTTTAGTTAAAAAATCAGGTAATTACGAAATATATGCTATGACATGGGACGATTTATTTAAATCATTTGAATTGAATAATAGATATATTTTAGAAAACTTAGATATTGATACTGAAAAATTGTCTCTAGAAATAGGTGATAATAAAATAAAGGATAAAGAGTTTGTTGATTCATTGGTTAAAGATATTATAGATATGAAGAATGAGTTAGTATAGAGCATATTGAGTTAGTTATAGTAAAGCACCCAGAGCAATCTAGGTGCTTTTTGTATTAATAAGGATATAAATAGAGATAAAAAATGCATAAAATAAATTGACACCAATTAAAGGAATAAATATAATGAAATGGTAATACTTGTTAATAAATCCATAAAAGCCAGCGGTTAACCTAATACTAAGCTTAACAAGTGTTATATAATTCCCAATAGCACCTAGAGCAATCTAGGTGCTTTTATAATGTTAAAAATGTATAAAAAGTATTGAAAACTAATAAAAGAAAAGATAAAATATAAATGAAGGTTGAAGGCTTCGTATAAGATTATTATTATTACTAAATGAAATATCACTTAGTTTACAAGAATTAAGTGATATTTTGTCGTATATAAGAATAAAATTTGTAGAAAAATATTGACTATAAAAATTAAATAAAATATAATTTAAGAGTATATTCGGTATATATTTGGTATATATATTCTCTCTTATAAGGTTAATATTATTTGAATTCTTTAAAATCACTTTGAAATAACACTCAATTTATGTTGGGTGTTATTTTTTTGTATAAAGCAAAAAAAGTCGTCCTAAGACGACTTATACATATAATAAAACCTTATATAACCCAAGGACAGAATAGCATTAAAGATTGTAGGTGTCAATTATTTCTCTTTTTTTGAATTTCAGTAATAAAAAACAGATTGATGTAAGAACATTTGTTTGGTATAATTTTCTTGTAAATTGACTTATCACAAGTGACAAAAAGGGGAGATATAGAATGAGTAAAGCAGAAAAAGAGCTATATACAATATTATCAAAGGTTTTAAGTAAAAAACATATATAAAAATTTTAATATTTTTGATATACTCTTATGTGTTAAATTAAATTACTTGTTTAAATGGAGGTATATAAATGATTAAGAATTTTGATAATAAATCTCTTGAAGAGTTAAAAATAGAAGGAGAAAATAAACTCTTCTTTATTCATACGTTCGGATGTCCGTTAGTATAAAAAAAGAGGATTTTCTTTAATAAGAAAACCCTATATTTAAGCCATTCTTGAATGTGATAGATGTTATTTTTTTATCTAATATATAAATTTCTTTAATAAATGAATTAAAAAATTCTTTTAAAGATTCTCTTTTTAATAATTTAATGGCGGTTTTGTTATCTACGTTTTTTAAGATTATTTCATTCAAAACTGTATTTAATAATATGGTATCTAATTTTATTTCTTCACTATCTTTATTTTCTAATTTCATTTCTTCATTTATTTTATTTATATTATCCTGTATTTCTTTTTTCTTTAAAACATAGTCTTTGCTAGACATACTATCTTCATCAAACAAATATAATTCTTCTAATCTTTTTAAAGCTCTTTTATATTTTTCTAATTCTTTAATTTTTAAATCTAAATTAGAACTTTTGTTGTAATTTTTATTATTAAATGAATAGAAACCATGCTTTTTATTTATCATAATATCAAATAAATCTTCACATTTTATTTCCTTAACTCCTAGATTTCTAGAAAGTAAATCGATAAATTCTAAATAATCTATTCTATTTTTGCTGTTTATAGAACTTATATTTCTAAGTAACGATGTTATAAAATTATATATAATTTTTTCACTAACAGTTTTCTCTTCACAATTATTTTTATTATATCTATTGCTACATACGTATAAAGAGGGCCTAAAACCATCTAAGTGAGGTTTATCTTGTTTAGCATAATAATTCCCCATACAAGAACCACATTTTATTAAACCAGCAAATATATGTGTTTTCCCATTAGCTCTAAATTTAGAATTACTTCTTAAAGAATTTCTATCCATTATGTCATTACATTTATTGAAAATCTCTTTAGAAATTATTGGGGGGTGATTATCTTCTAGCACTACCCATTCATCTTCACTTTTCTTCTTGCCTCTAGCAGATTCTCTGTAATTATACCTATAAGTACCTATATAGAATGGATTTCTAATTATATCTGTTATAGTTTTAGTAGTCCATCTTCCATTTCTTTTTGTTTTTATATTATTAGCATTTAAAATATTTCTAACTATAGAAGTGGATTCTTCTGTTAAATAAGTATTAAATATAAGTTCTATTGTATTTTTTTCTTCTTTGTTTATAATTGGAAACTTAATTTTGCTATCCCATTTATAACCTAATGGTATAGGAGAACCGTTCCACATACCTTTACTAGCTCTATCTAACATTACTGATTTAACTCTTTCGCCAGTAAGTTTTCTTTCTAATTCAGCAAATACTAATATTATCTTAAGCATAGCTTCACCCATTGCAGAGGAAGTGTCAAATTGTTCATTCTTACTTACAAAGATGCAATTGCATCTTTTTAATTCTTCATACATATCACAAAAATCTAATAAATTTCTTGAAATTCTATCTATTTTCCATACTAATAAATGTGAAAACTCGCCAGCTTTTATTCTTTTTATCATATCTTGAAAAGCCGGTCTATCTGTATTTTTACCAGAATATCCTGCATCTTCAAAAACCTCATAATTATTTGTATTTAAAATATACTTAGAATAGTTTATAAGCTCTTCTCGCTGTAATGGTAAAGAATCCTTATCAATTTGATGATGAGTTGAAACTCTAGTGTAAATTGCTACTTTCATTTTTAAATACCTCCCATATATAAAAGAAAGATGAGATTACTCATCTTCCTCATTTGGTTGAATTATGTAACTTAAATCTGCTTTGATTGCTGCTATAAATAAAGTTTCAGCAACATTTTTAGGCTCATAATCCTTAAATAAAGAATCTAGGTCATTAACCAGTTTAAGCTCTTTAATTTGTTCAATTACAGTTCTAGTAGATTTTGCAATATCTCTAGTTTTTCTATATTCTTCATCACTGATTCCATATAACCAATATTCTTCTGGTTTACCTGAATCAGCAACTAGAGAATAAAGAAATTTTTTACTAGGTTTTCTACTGCCGTTTTCAACCATAGTATAAGCACTAGGAAGAACTTCTAATCTACTAGCCATTTCTTTTTTGTTTAGATTTAACCCTTCTCTATATTCGGTTAATCTTTCTGTAAAGTTCATATTCAACACCTCGTATTCATTATATAATAACTTCACATTTTTGTAAAGCAAATTCACAAAATAGTACATTCTAATACTGAAAATGGTTCGACGAAATTCACGGAAACGTGAATTAATTTGAAGAAATTTAAAGGAAAACCAAGTAAAATAAGAATATATTGCTATTTTGAGCAAATATGATTAAAAAAGCAAATTCACAAAAGTGTGAATTGGTGATATTATGAATGTGCGAGGAGGTGAAGGGGATGACACTTAAGGAAATGCGATTAGAAAGTGGTCTTAAAGCTAATAAGATAGCTGAGAAATTAAACATTTCCAGAAGGCAACTTGTTAATTTAGAACAAAAGAAATTCAAGCTTTCGGAAGATAAAGTTGAAATTCTATCAAAACTTTATGAGAAAGATAAAGAAGAGATAAGAAAGGCTGGAAAGTAAATGAGTGAAGCAGAAAGAAAATTATATGAATTATTAAAGAAGGTGGCTTAAATGGATATGAAAGCAATAGAAGGTTTTCTGATAAATATATGTGGTTATAAATCTATTGAAGATGCCAAGGAAAATTATAAGCCTTTAAATTTTTATCCTTTAATAGGAGAAATTGATTTTAAAAAGGAGGAGAAGTAATGAATAATTTAATAAAAATTAATGGATTAGTAAATATTGAAGGAATGCAATTCCATAACATAGAAGGTGGATTTGGTAAAGGTAAGAAAGCAATGTTAGCTAAAGAAATTGCTGAAATACACGGAAGAGAGCTAAAGTTTATAAATCAAAATATTAATAGAAATATAAAAAGATTTACAGAAGGGCTTGATATTGTTGATTTAAAAGGAACTCAATTCGAGGTAACTTTGAGCAACCACGGAATTTATACTCAAAATTCAATAAATGCAAGTAATAATATCTATTTATTATCAGAAAGAGGATACTCAAAACTTCTTAAAATTTTAGAAGATGATGTTGCTTGGGAGCAATATGAAAAGTTGGTTGATGGATATTTTAATATGAGGGGACAAGCCTTAAATACATCTAAATTATCTAAAGAACTTCAAGCAATATTAATGTTAGATGAGAAAACTGTTGAAATGGATAATAGAATAACAACTCTAGAAGAAAGAATGACAATAGAAACAGGAGCGCAAAAAGTTTTGCAAGATTTAGTTAATAAAAAGGTAATGGCTATATTAGGTGGTAAAGATAGTCCAGCTTATAAGGAGTTAGGTAATAAGACATTTAGACAATGTTGGAAGAACTTTAAAGATATTTTACAAGTAGCTTCTTATAAAGATACACCAGTAAAGGACTTTGATTTAGCAAAGAAAACAATAATAGATTGGCAACCTAATAGAGAGCTAGAGTTGATGATAATGGGTTGTAATGCTCAAATAAGAATGTAGGAGGAATTTGAAATGACAAATAAAGGAATGAAAGAAATATTAGAAAGAAAGTTAATTTTTTTATCAGATATGCTTGAAGTTTGTGAGGAGGAACATATAGAAAGTATTACTAGATCTATGCTAATGATTTATGAAACTTTAAATAATGGACAAGTAACAGAAATAAGAACAGCAATAGACGGAAATATTATTGCAGATTTTATAAAGGGAGGAAAAAATAAAAATGGATAAATTAAAGAATATTTCGACTAAGGAGTTAGTTGAGGAATTAATAAAAAGAGAAGGAGTATATGCTCAAGAAGTAAAGCCACATACAGCAGACGAGTTTTTAATAGACGGTCCAGCAACAGTATTAACAGTAATTGATTAAAAAAATATATGAATTTTTAGGAGGAATTTAAAATGGAACAATGTCCAAGATGTGGAAATGAACAATTAAAAGAAGAATATAATTACTGTCCAATATGTGGGAGTCTTTTAGATCATGAGATAGCAGAAGAAGCATTGAAAATATTAAATACTTTACTAGATAAATATAAAACATATGAGTGTAGAGATGATGAAGAAAAACAATTTAGAGCATTGATAGTAGGTGCTTTAAGTATTGCAATTAAAGAACTAGAAAGAACTAGTCAAGAAGTAGCAGCTCAAAAGAGTGAAGAATTGCTTAATGAAGAAACAGCACTAAGAATAGCTCCATTAGTTAGAGTGATTATAGGTTATGCTACACGTAAAGAAATAAGCTTAGATGAATTAGAAATAGCTTTCAAAATGGCTAAGGAGGATTACATTCTAATTCATAATAACAAAAATAAAAGTTAAATTATCAACAAAAACTGTTAATAACTTGTGGATAAGCTGTATATAAGTTGTTGATATGTAAGAAAGGAGAAAAATATGGTTAAAACTGAAGATCATTTAGGCTTAGCTAGAAAAGTAGCTTTTGAATATTATAGACATTCAAAAGGTAAATACACATATGATGAATTAGAATCAACTGCATATATGGGTTTAATTAAAGCTGCGAATAACTTTGATGAATCTAAGGGATTTACGTTTGCAACTTATGCAATGTCAACAATAATAGGCGAAGTTAAAAGGATGTTTAGAGACGATAAATGGTATTTTGTAAAACGTAATGTACCTCAAAAAATGCTTTCTTTAAATTTTGTAATAGATAATACAAACAATATAGAAATGCAAGAAACATTAATAGATGAAGGAAATGTTGAGGAGAATTTAATTAACTCAGTATTAGTTTCTGAGCTCTTTAAGTTACTAACTCCAAGAGAAAAGCAAGTGATTTATTTATATTATTATATGGACTTAAGTCAATCTGAGATTTCAAAGAATACAGGGATGTCTCAACCTAATATAAGTAGAACAATTAAAAACTCATTAAAGAAAATGAGGAATGAATTATATAATGATAAATTTTTAGCTTAATTGGAAGGAATTAAATGATAGGTAATTTAGTGTGCGTAGTAATACCATATAAAACGTTTAAAGAAAAAATAAGAATAACAAAGAAGTATCAAAAGCATAAAATTGAAATTCATAAAAATTTTATTTTAGTAATCAATAAAGATTTAGGAGGAAGTAATGTATAGCTTAATACAAATAAGTATGATTATATTTCTAATGCTTTTATATGCCTTAATTGGAGCAATTCTAGTAGTGTCAATAATGGCTATTATAACTTATTTAAAGAGAGATAAGGCTTATTTTAGAAGGAAAATAGATAAGTTTATAAAGGAGTGATGGAATATGGGATTAATATTAGACATTGTAAATAATGTTGTACCAAAAGTACAAGAAAGAGTAAGTAAAGGCGAAGGACTTAAAAAGGTCTTGTATGAGGAATTGGAAAAAGAAATAGCTCATTCCCTAACCAACCAAAGTATAGGGAATAAGCGTTGTAAAAACAATGTTAATAATATTATAACAGATAAAGAAGATATAGACAATGGAGAAGTTTATGACATAGAGAGTGGACAAACTATAAGAGATTTAGGAGGGTTTTAGAGTGGCAGAAGAAATAAAAATTATTAATATATATCAAAAATTACAAAAAAGTAGGGTTGAGCTACAAGCTAAGAATTTAAAAAAGAGTGGTAAAAACTCATATAGTAACTATGAATATTTTGAACTAGGAGATTTTCTTCCAGGAGTAAATGAAGTTTGTAATAATAATGGACTAGCTACAATATTTCACTTTGAAAAAGAGATTGCTACATTAACAATTATAGATGTAGATAATCCGGAAAGCATAATAAAGTTTGAAACGCCAATAGAAATGGCAGCTATTAAAGGAAGTTCAACTATACAGCAAATAGGAGGTACACAAACATATGCAAGAAGATATTTGTATATGATGGCTTTTGAGATAGCTGAAACAGATATTGTTGATAAAAGTGAGGTTGATCTAGAGAAGCAAGAAGGAGAACAGAGAATAGGAACAGTTTATTTAAATGTTATAAGAAAGCTTATAGATGAAACTGAAACAGAAATAACAAGTTTCTTAAAATATGCAGGAGTTGAAAAGTTAGAAGATATAAAAAATAAAGATTATCCAGAGTTATTAAAGCTATTAGAGAAGAAAAAACAAGATTATAAAAGGAAGCAAGAAAATGCAAGAAAGCTAAAAGAACAACAAGAGCAGTATCAAAAAGAGTTAGAAGCTAAACAAGAGAATTTTGAATTTTAGGAGGATATGAGAATGAAAGAGATAGTTGTAAATACACAGTTACCAGTTATAAGCATGAATTATGAGGAAGTTAAATTATCTATTGAAGAAAGTCTTAAGAAATATAAAGGAATAGTTGTTACAGAAGCAGGACTTCAAGACTGTAAATCTACTCAAAAAGAGTTAGCGGGATTAAGAAGAAAAATAGATGACTATAGAAAAACGGTAAAAAGAGAAATGGAAATTCCAATAAAAGAGTTTGAGGGTAAATGTAAAGAACTAGTTACTCTTGTAGATCAAGTTGAAAAACCAATAAAAGAAGGAATTGTAGAGTTTGATAATAAGCGTAGGGAAGAAAAGAGAATTAAAGCTTTAACATTCATTCAAATAGCAATAGAGGAAAATGATTTGGAAGAAAAGTATTCTAGTCAACTAACAGTAATAGATAAATATTTAAACCTATCAGCGACAGAAAAAAGTGTTGTAGAAGATATTAACCAAAGAGCAGATATGTTAAAGCAACAACAAAATATGGATAAGGCTAAGTATGAATTACTTAAAGGATCAATAGAAAGTACTTTAGAAACAGTAAACACAACTATTAAAACACAATTAAAGTATTCAGATTTTGAAAAGTATATAGAAATGGGTTGGGATGCGGCAAGAATAATTCGTGAGATAAATGATAAAGCAAGAATGATTCGAGAAGCTGAAAAAATAGTTGAAGAACCTAAACAAGAAATAGAGTTACCTGCAGATTTAAAACCAAAAGCACCAGAAGTGAAAGAGATAAAGAAAGATGAACCATCATATTTTGTAGATGTTTATGTAGAACATAACTTTGAAGCTATACAAGCTTTAAGTAAGTTCTTAAAAGATAACGGATATAAATATGAGGTCCATAATAAAGGAAAAGTTAAATAAATCTTTTAGGAGGTAGGCATGGATAAGGAATCTAAAGGATTTATAAAGCTAGATAGAAACATCTTTGACCATTGGATATTCCAGGATGCTGAAAAGTTTAGAGCATTTGTGGACCTTATCCAATTAGCCAGATGGAAAGATGAAAAATTATTAATAGGAAATGATGTTGTAACAGTTCCAAGGGGGAGTTATTATACCTCAGAATTGAAATTAGCAGAGCGTTGGAAGTGGGGAAGAGATAAGACAAGAAGCTTTTTAAGCCTATTAGAAAAGGAAAAAATGATAAGAAAAAAAGGCACACCAAAAGGCACAATGATTACAATAAGTAACTACAGAGAATACCAAGATATTAACCCAACAAATACAACAACCCAAAGCCTTGTAAATACTAGCTTTGACAACTATTCACCCACAACACATAACACAACAAACCAACAACAAACCAACAACGAACCAACAACACACCCGACAGCAGACCAACATCAAACCAACATCAAACCCGACACAAAAGAAGAAATTAAAGAAATTAAAGAAATTAAAGAAATTAAAGAAAGGGAAGAAGGAGAAGAAAAAGCAACTGTACTTCCACCCCTTTCATTCCAGAATAATATACATGAATTAATTTTTAATAGATTAGGTGAAGTTACTTATAGAACATGGTTTATAGATACAGAAATAAATGAAGCTGAAAAAGAAATAGTAATTACAGCTAAGGATAGTTTTAAGAGGCAGATTATAGAAAGTAAGTTTAAAGATAATTTAAAAATGCTTACTAGAAAAGACATTGTTGTTAGGGAGGTAGAGAATGGATGAAATAAAGTTTTGTAAAGTATGCGGTACAAGCTATGGAGTTGAATTACATCATAGAGTATATAGGTCAGAATGTAAGCCGCTAGAGAATTGTAAATTAAATCATACTTACCTATGTAATAAGCACCATAGAGATCATAAAGTAGGAGTACATTTTAATAAGAAATTTGATAGAGAAATTAAATTAGAGTTTCAGAATTGGCTAGAAATATTATTTAATAAACCATATTTAACTAGAGAAGAAATAAAAGAAGTTTTAGAGATAGCAGATAAGCCATTAAATAAGCTTTTAAAGCCTTTAACATTACAGAGGGGTAAATATGTTAGTGAGGATGTAATAAGGCAATGCATGGGTGGTAGATTGATACTGGAGGGTGAATAATGAAAAGATATATGCCTAAGAAAAAAGATAGAAAAGCTTTAAGGGTAGCAAGATGGAAGAAAAGAAATTGTTGTCCTGAATGTAGATGTGTATATAGTCAAGACTATTTAAGAAAATGGGGAATGTGTATGGAGTGTTACATGCATGATGTAGGTATGAGTTGGAGAGATTTTATATGAATCCACAAATTATAATAGAGCAAATGGAAATAGCAAGACAAGCATTAACTAGAGGTAATACACAATTAAAAACTCTATCTATAAAGAAAGCAGAAGCAGAAAGAAATTATAGAGTTGAAGTAAGAAAAGAAATATTAAAACTTAGATTAGAGAAAGTACCGACTACTATAATACATGATCTAGTAAGGGGAAATGAAAAAATAGCAGAGTTAAGACTTAAAAGAGATATAGCAGAAAGTGATTATTATACTTGTATAAGTGCTATAGAGAATTTAAGACTAGATATAGAGATACTTAGAAGTAAATTAACATGGTTAAGAGTAGAGTTAAAAAATAGTTAGGAGGATTAAATGAGTAAATTAACACCTCATGAATTAGCTATTAAAACAGTAATGGATATAGAAAGAAGAAAATACTTAAGAGAAAAAGGGAAATTAGAAGCAGATAGCTTTTTAGCAGAGAATAGACTAAAGCAAAACAAAAGAATGAGTAGGATAAGATGTAAGAGTTATAGAGGTAAGTAATTTGATATTATTATTCGTTAGGTAGTGGTGGATTAGTGAATAGATTTATATGTTTTATATTTGGGCATATTCCAGTTAGGCAACATGAAAAAGATATGTTTGGTTATGAATATATATGGCAAAAGATTTACTGTAAGAGATGTGGCAAAAGGTTAGAATAAATAACAATTTAAATGAGGTAATTTTATGAGGATTATGGATAAATTTAATTGCCAATACTGTGGCAAAGAAGTAATTTTTAAAACAGATAATGATTACGTTGATATAAATAAATATGATGTAGATTGTGCTTGTAGTGATTGTTACAATGGTATATCAGTACCAATCATGGAGTATGAGTCAACAATCGAAAACGAGTGGTATGAAATGCAAGGTAGTTATTTAGGGTAATGAATAATCACATAAAGGTTAGAGAGGTGTAAAATGAAAAGAAATAGATTTATTAAACTTGCTATGTCAGAAGGTATGGATAAAAATGAGGCTATATTTACTGCTAAATGCTGTATAGACAAATACGGAAGTTATGAGAGAGCGTATAAAGAACTTCATGGATCTCTTAGATTTAGATTCGAATGTTATATGTTAGGATATGAAAAAAGACAAAATAAACGCATTAAAAAACTATATTATTAGTTATAAAGGAGAGAAAGGGATAAATATGAATTTACCAATATTAATAGCAAAAAAAGAGGGAATGAAAATATGTCCAGATGATTATAAGATTGGTTGGTTAATGAAAGATGATTCTCAAGGACTTTGGATGACTTGGGGAAGTTGTAAAAACTTTAAAACTGCTATGGATTGTGCAAGAGATACTATAAAAGAAAAAGGTGCAAGAGAAGTATATACTGCAAGTGTACCATTACCTAAAAACTTAACTTTAGAGCAAATATTAAATTTAGAAAATATAACAGCAAGTTTTAAGTAGCGAACAATTCAAAAATAAAGGAGAATAGGAGTAAATTCAACATAGTTATATATTCCTATTCTCATATAATAGTCAATTTCAATAAAGAAGGTGAGTAGATGGATAGGAATTATGTAATTGTGTGTAATAGACATAAGAGTATATATGGAGGTTTATTGTTCTGGGGACAAAAAACAGAAGATAAGGAGAAAAGAAGTTTCGGAGGATATACAGGAGATATCAATAAGTGTGAGAGATATACATTAGAAGAAGCTATGAATAATGGTTATAACTTTCCCTTATACGGAAAGAGCTGCAACCACGATAATTTTCAAAAATATGATGATTTTGTAATTGAGATAAGAAGGTTAGAAAGATTGGGATATAGACCTATTACTATATATGTTAGATAAAGAACTAAGAGAGGTGATTAGGTGACTAATAGTAAGCAAAAAGGAGCTAGGGGAGAAAGAGAATTATCTTCTAAGCTAAAAGAATATGGATATAAAACAAGACGAGGACAACAATATTGTGGTGCTAATGGTGATGCAGATGTAGTTGGATTACCTGGAATACACATTGAATGTAAGAGAGTAGAAAGACTTAATATATATGATGCTATAAGCCAAGCTAAAGCAGATAAGAAAGAGAATGAACTGGGAGCAGTATTTCATAGGAAAGATAGGTCAGAATGGCTTGTAACAATGACATTAGATGAATGGATGAAATTATATAAGGGGGAGTTACCTAATGAAGATTAAACTAGGAGATTACTTTATAGAAACAGATGAAAGACAGTTTAAGGTTAAGAAGTATCTAGGTAAAGACAAAGATGGAGAGAAAGATTTATATAAAACATATGCTTATTGCACAACACTTTCTACAGCCCTTAAATTCATACCACAACAAGCGATTAGAGATAATGACGATATAAGTGTCGTGATAGATAAACTAACTCAAATAGAGCGTGATATTAAGGCTATAGATAAATATATAAAAGAAAATGAAGATTATAAAGAGAGATATGAAGAATTAAATTATGAAAGTGAAGGTGTATAGATTATGAAAAGTTATGCTTGTAATAAGTGTGGAAGCATAGATGTCTTTATTGATGATAGAGGTAATCAAAAAGCATTAATGTGTGGAGATTGTGGAGCATGGTTAAAGTGGATAGGTAAAAAGGAAATACCTTTAGTAAAGAGATTTATAGAAAGTAATAAGGAAGTGAATAAGAATGAATAAAAAAGAGTTTTGCAACTTGTTATTTAGATATATAGATGATGGATTTACAATGCTAGACATAGAAACAAATGATTTTATATATGGGTTTGATTTCGAGAAAGATAATTTGTTTTTAGGAAAAGATTATTTTATACCAACGCAAGGATTACAAACTCAAAAAATTTACTATAAAGATGTAAAAAGTATTAGTTGTTAGGAGGAGATTATTATAAATAAGGTAATTTTAATCGGAAGAATGACAAAGGATCCAGAGCTTAATTTTGCAGCAGGAACTGGAACAGCAGTATGTAGATTTTCTTTAGCAGTAACAAGACCTTTTAAGAAAGATGAAACGGATTTTATAAACTGTATAGCATTTAATAAGAGAGCTGAAGCAATAGCACAATATTTAACTAAAGGTAGACAACTAGCAGTAACAGGAAGTATAAGAACAGGAAGTTATGATGCTAAAGATGGAACTAAGAGATATACAACTGATATAGTAGTAGATTCATTTGAATTTATAGGACAAGGTAATAACAATAATCAAGGGAATACACCTCAAAATAACTTTGGTGGGATGAATTTTGAGGATGAAATGACACCGATAGATGATGGGGATATGCCTTTTAATTAAGGAGTTGGTACTCTCCATAATCAAAAGTATCTATTATACAAAAGGAGATGGTGAAAGGTGGGTTATTCACGTGGAATAAGATGGAGTAGTGAAAAAATAATAAATGAAATACTTGAAGTAATGAGAGTTTTAGATATAAAAAGAATGCCAAGTAAAAATGAGTGTGATTTAGTAACAGGAAATTATACCTTATCTAATGCAATAAGAAGGTATGGAGGTTATGAATATTTTTCTCAATATTTAAATCTAGAATCAAAAGAATGTGAAAGCAAGCTCGGTTTAAAAGGTGAACTAAAGATAAAAGAAATTTTAGAGAATAAAGGATATAAGGTTGAAAAAATGAGTAATAAACATCCTTATGATCTACTAGTAAATGAGAATATAAAAATAGATGTTAAAACAGCTAGAAAGTATAACAGCGATAAAGGGTGGAGTAGCTATTCATTCAACTTAGAAAAATCCAATCCAACGTGTGATATATATGTCTTTATATGCATAGAAGATGAAAAGTATTTGATTATACCGAGTAAATTTTTAAGACAAACTCAGCTATGCATTACTGATAAAGAAAGTAAGTATGACGTGTTTAAAGATAGATGGGAGTATGTAGAAGTATATAATAAATTCTACAAATGGCTAAAGTGATGGAGCAACTTGGATTTAGTTTTATTAGATTCAAGGAAGAGTGTACAGAACTTAATAGTAAATTTACTTTAGGTTCTGTATGGAACTTCTTATTTGAACATGAGAACAATTACATTATAGAACTAGATGGTACTTTTTATGGTCCGTTAAAAGAGCGGTGTGAAAGGTTATAGGAGGATATAAAATATGGCTAAAGTAGGGAAAATAAATTCAGCTTCAGTTATTGCTAGAAATTATATACAAGAAAATATAGATAAGAAAGATGTAAAAGAAATAATAAATTATCTCGAAGAGACAATTAATTTAAAACTAGAATCTATAGAAAGAATATACAGAGATATAAAATCAGATAGAGATAGAGAAATTAGAGAAGAGATAAGAGCTAAAACAATGGAAGAGAGAAGTAAAGTTAAATACAAAGGTAGAAAGAGAGAGTTTTTCTATATAGATGATAGCAAATTATGGAGGGCCATTAATGGATAAATTAAAAGTAATGGAAAAAGCAATAGACACATTTGGAGAAGGGATGCAGAAGATAGTTGCTATGGAAGAACTTGCGGAACTGCAACAAGCTTTGTCTAAAGATTTGAGAGGTAAGGAGCATAACGTTGAAGAAGAAATAGCAGATGCAACTATTATGTTAATGCAATTAGAACTTATGTATGATAAGAGAAAAATTAAAGAATGGATAGATAAAAAGATAGATAGATTAGATAAAAAATTGAGAGGGTAGCATATGAAAATAGTGATTATATGGTTAATAGCAGTACTATTTTATTGGGCATTGATATATGGAGCTACTAGAAATGATAAAGAAGAGTAATTTGTGACTATTGCAAAGGAAGGGATGAAATAATATGAAGGCTAAAGATTTAGTTTTAAAAGTAGTAAATGAAATTGAAGAAGGTAAATTTGAATTTAATGACTTTAAACCATATATGTCATACGAAAGTTTTATCGGTTGCATATTGGCTGATGCAGAGATATTAAGACCAACAGGACTTAAAGATATAAATGGAAAAGAAATTTATGAAGGACACATAGTAAGAGATAACAGCTTATCTGATGATAAAGATTATATTTACGAAATTGCTTTTGCAGAAGGAGCATTTATATCAAAATGGTTAGGAAACTTTGATAATTACTTATATGAAGTAAGGGGAGAGTTAGAAATAATAGGAGATATTTTTAATAATCCAGAATTACTTTAGTGCGTAATTCAAATATAAGACATATTATGAGTGGATCTTATATGGTCCACTCTATAGGAGGAATAGAAATTGAGTTTTTGGAATCCAGCAAGAATGAGTGAAGATAGACAATTAGAATTAGATAAAAGAGTTATATTAGGAATAGCAGAAGATAAATTAAAGAAAGATTTGGAGAAGGTAGAGAAGAAGATTGAAAGTCATAGAAATAAAAATATTAATATAGATGTATTCAGCATCACAAGGAAACAAGGGGCAAACATGAATGCAAGAGCAGACAATTTAGCATTTGAAAGAAATGAGATATTAAGAAGGTTAGATTTAATTAAAGAAGCTAAGGAGGGATAGATATGAGAGAGATTAAATTTAGAGCATGGAATGAATGGGCTGATAGAAAAGAAATGGTTTATTTCAAAGTAGATGAACCTAAAGCTATTGAAAATACAGCATGGAATGCAGAAATAATGCAATATACAGGTCTTAAAGATGAGAATGGGAAAGAAATATATGAAGGAGATATAGTTAAGATTGAAGATGATAAATGCACCATAGAATTTAATAATTATGGGTTTGGTGCAAAGAGTTTAGAATATAAAGATTTTATCTTATTTGGTGAAGTTGATATGTTAGACACTCATGTAATAGAAGTGATAGGCAATATATATGAGGACAAGCACTTATTAGAGGAGGAAATATAAAATGAAATATGTTCATCCAAAAGAATATAAAGGTGTAAAGTTTAATACTGAAAGAAATCAAATAAGAATGAGAGCAATAGTAGAAGAGTATTGTTTAAAATGTGATTTGTTTATGGGAAAAGAGCATGATTTTTCAGAGTGCCGAATGGCTGATAAATGGAAAGATGGGAGAGTGATTGCAAAGAAAACTTGTCCTTTTAAGTCTTTGGGGGTACCGATAGATATAGAAACACTTAAATACTCATGCATTAAATATGAGGTTGAGGAGGAATAGGATGAGATATAAGTTTAAGGAAAAAGAGTTGAAGGAGATACTAAATAAAATTGTGATATTAGTTGATACGAGAGAGCAGGCTAATGAACATATAACAACATGGTTTGATAAGAAAAAGAAAAAGTATGAGTTCCAGGCTTTAGATTATGGAGATTATAGTTGCTATCTACCGGCTGGATCGTTTGAGGGACAAACTAGGGATATATATTTTACTGATGATATAGTTATAGAGCGTAAATTCTGTATAGATGAATTAGCTATGAATTTAAAGGATAATAAGACAAATATTAATGAGATTACTCAAGAGATAGTTGACTTACTAGGTGAAGAATATTTGAAGAAGGTATTAAAAACTGATTATAACAGGCTTAAATATGAGTTCGCTAATATGAATAGATATGGAGTTAAGTTTTTCATCTTCATAGAGGATAAGAACTTTGATGAAAATATAAGAAATCAGAATTATAGAGCGCAATATAATCCAGTAAATTTATATGCTAGATTAAAAGGTTTAGAAAGTGAGTTTGATACTATAATAAGGCCAACAGATAAAACTGCAATGGGAAGCGAGATATATAACACTATTAAATATTCTGTAAGAGATGTATTCAAAAATAAGGGATATTTGGAGGAGTAATATGGATAAAGAAGCGTTGTTAAAAGAACTAGAGATAGCTAAAGCGGATGAAGAAAAGGACAAGGAGTATATAAGTAAGTTAAAAAGAACTAAGGATAAGGTTAAATATTTAAGGTTAGTTAAAGGATATACCCAAAGAGATACAGCAAGAATGATAGGAATTACAGAAAGACATGTACAACGTGTAGATAGAGCGTTAAAAGGTCGTTAAAATGTCATCTAGTAAATGTTTAAAATCATTTATATAATAAACATAAGATAAGAAATGTCCAGCCAAACGGTATGGGTGAATTATATCCCAAAGGAGGTGTTTTAGTTGTTAGATAAAGAGTTAGTAAGAAGTTTTTACTTAAAAGGATATAATGCAGTAGAAATAGCTAAGAAAGTAAGCTCAAATACAGAAACAGTAAGAAAATGCATTCAAAGAAACTTCGGAAATCTAAAGCTAAAACATGAAATAGGAGTACTACAAAGAAAAGAAGAGTTGAAAGCTACAAATTATGAAGCTAATAGATACATGAGTGATAAATCTTTTGTATTAAAGAATCGCTCAATTTATAAAACTCTTCCTAATGGAGATATAGTTATAAATAAAGAAGTGGCTCCGGTTGTTACTTGGGACACACCCAGAAGGTTGGTAAATGAAAATAAATGTATAGTTTGACTCTCTCATAATTTTAATTGTTTATATAATATTAAGCATCTACCTTTTGGTAGGTGCGACATGGGGATAAAAGACTTGGTACTAGTTTAATCTAGAGTAGGTTCGATACCTACTATCTCCAAAGGGGTTAAGTTAATTACCTTCGAGATTATGGAATTAACTTAATTGATAGGTGCTGAGTGTTGTAACCGTTGTTGATGCAAAATACACTAAAATCTCTCTCATAAATTCTCAATACCCTTTTATAGAAAAGCACTTAGCTAAAATGGTTAAGTGCTTTACATATTTTACAGTAGAGTATAAAATTGTAAGTGGGGGTGAGAGAATATGCCGAGGAAAAGAGTATCAAAAGGTACTTTAATACCTAATAAAGAGAAAAAATTAGCAGAAGTGTTTGCTTTACTTAAAGAAGAAAATAATTATGAAGAATTTAAAGAATTGTTTATTAATATGTTCCCTAATGAATGGGAAAGAATTATTAAAAGGTATAAAGAACATAAAGAGATTAATAAAGGAAATGCAGGGCCAATGCCAGAACCAAATAAATATTTAATAAATGTATATAATAATTATAAGAAGAAGTTAAATCAATAAGTAGAAATAGGAGCTCTAGAAATAGGGTTCTTTTATTTTATATAAAATGAGGTGATAACATGAGTAAGGTAAAGAAAAGACAATATGTATTTCTAAGTAATTGGACAGGACGAGACTTGAAGTGTGCTTGTTTATTCCATAATCCCTTATGTGAAGAATATAAGAAATGTGAGGAGATAGAACTTACTCTATCACCTTATGAAGATTTAGAAACTTGCATGAAGGAAAGAAGATATGAACGTAGAAAAGGTGCCTTAAGGCAGAAATAATTCTGATATCGTGCAAATGAAAGGAGTGTGTATAATGGTGCTTGATGGAATATGAAAGATGAAACTATTATTAAATGTGATAGGAATAAATTAAAAGACATATTAGGTATAAGTATTAATGCACTCAAGCTAGTAGAAAAAAGAGATAATCTAGAATATAGGTTGAGTAAATGTGGTTATGAATTAATAGATAAATATAAGGTTAAAAATAAATATATTTATGTTATTAAGAAGAATAACTCAGAGCTAAAGAAGAAAATCGGTAGCATGTATAACACTAATAGAACTGATAAATTCATTAATTATTTTAATATAAGGACCATAGAAGTACCTAAGACAATAAAAGAGATAGCGGAAGAATCTAAGGTCGCAGAAAAGACAGTAATTAAGTGGGATAATACATTGCAGGATAAAAGAATATTATCAAAGGATGGCTTTTACTATTTTAAGATAGATAGAAATAGCAATCAGATCACAGAGATAAGCAAGGAGGAATATAAATCCTTCTGGAAAAATAAAGTTTATCTGAAGGCCTTCGCTGATTTAAGAATGAAATATATCAGGGGAGAAATATCCCTTACAGAATTTCAGTTAACCAGTGGAGATATTGCGGTAATAATAAGCATGATAGAGAATAAGCATTGTTTTAAGATTAAAAAGTACAAGGTAAATCGAAATGAGATTTATGAGTACACTAGAAAAATAATAGATGAATATCAAAAGGGTGTCGTTTTTGAGGGGTAATTACATGCTATATATTATATATATAAGGTGTAATTGTATGCTGAAAATGAAACCTTTTTATCATAGGTTTAGATGTTAAATATAATAATAGATTAATGTTAAGGCGTTAAGAGAGTGAGGTGATAGAGCATGGCCAATAAAACATTGAATGATAAGCAGATTAAGGCTATTGAATTATTGGTGCAAGGTGAGAGTATATCTGATGTTGCGAAGATTATAGGGGCGAGCAGAACTACTGTTTCAACGTGGAAGAACAAAGATGAATTGTTTAAGGCTGAGTTGGACAAGTCGCTTCAGGCTCTTAAATCTGATGTAGAAACACAAATAATGAACAATATAAATCCTTTAACTGCTAAGTTAATTAAGATAGCACTAAAAAGCAATAGCGATAAAACATCCCTAGATGCCATTATATATACGCTAAATAGAGTGTTAGGAACTCCTACTAATAAGATACAGGATATGAACAACGACAATAGCAAGAATGAAATAGTGGATATAGACGATATGCTGAATGATATAAGCGATAACAAGGTGATAGAACTACCTAAAGTTAAATAGTATTTCGCATTGATACGTACGAAATGATGGGTTTATTAGTAAAAGTTTATTAATAGTAAACAAAAAATAATAAAACTTAACTCTAAGAATGGCTTAAATAGGTACTTTTACATGACTTCGTGAAAACAAGATTTAGCGAAATGATTCTCTATAGGAGAATTGCTATCCAAAAGGGTGGGGTAGGTTCTAAATTAGAAATTGCCTTAAGCCTGTCGGCGGACTCCATAAAATTTTATTATATTTTTTATTCTCAAAGAAAAGAGGTGATAGCATGATTTATTTTGATAATAGATTATTTGAGAAAGAAAACTTATATGAATTATATATACTGAAAAAATACCTAACCAAACATTATGATGAAGAAAAGGCTATCGCCTTAATTAAAATGAATTCACATAGGTTAGATGATTTAGCAATGGCACTAGGGAAAAATGATATAGAGTTCTTTTGCTTGTATTTTATGAGCGACACTTTTGTTGTTAAGGATAATAATACTGCAAGAGCATTATCTAAGGGACATTATGAACTATGGGAACTTGCTAATGATATATTTGTAGCCGATAAATTTGATAAGGCAGCAATAATAGAACCTAGAGGATTTGCTAAAACAACTATATTTGATATGGCGGTTAGTGTATGGCTACATTGTTATAAAAGATCTTTATTTACATTATTAGGTGCTAAAACTGATACTGACGCAACTCAATTCCTTGATTCAATTAAGAAGGTATTCAACGAAAATCATAAGATAATTAAGTGTTTTGGTAAATTGATAAATGTTAAATCCTACAAAACTAATAACGAAAGATATACAGTAAATGCTAATGAGGTTGAATTTACTAATGGTACTTATATTAAAACAGTTGGTTCCGGAACTTCTGTTCGTGGTGCTAACTGGGGAGGAATAAGGCCTACTGTATTTATTGGTGATGACTTTCAAGACGAAAAGAATATACTTACAGATCCAGCAAGAGAAAAACAATATTCTAAATGGACTAAAGAAATAGAAGAAGTTGGAGATAAAGCAGTATATAGAAATGGTATCAAGATAAAGGCAGCTACTAAGGTAATCGCTATAGGAACAGTATTGCATGTAGATTGCCTTATGAGTAAATTAAGTAGGAATAATGATTATTACACTATCTTAAGAAGGGCTATCGTTCTAAATGATGATGAAACTGTAGAAGATATATTCGAAAGCGAATTATGGCGAGAATGTCATGATATATATTTTGATGAAAAACTAAATAAGGATGAAAGAAAAATCAAAGCTAAGCAATTCTATGAGGATCACAAGGAAGAAATGCAATTTACAACCTGGTGGCCCGAAAAATGGGATTGCTTTAATGATTTAGCGGTTAAATATTGGGAGGATAGAAGGTCATTTATGAGTGAATTAATGAATGATGCAACTTCTATTGGGGAGAAATGGTTTAAATCAGTAGCAACACAAACCAAAGAAGAAATAGAGCAACATGATTTTACTAAAACGATGATGTCTATAGATCCAGCTAGTACAACTAATAAGAAATCAGATAGTACAAATATAATGGTTGGAAGTAAAGCAACTAATGATTTTACTTATATAAGGGATTTGGTCCATAGAAAACTTACTTTTAGTCAATATTGCGAAAAGGTTGTTGAGGTTCTAGAAAGAAATCTTGACGTAACTCATATAAACCTTGAAAAAAATACATACCAAGGTGCTGACGTTGAAAAAATAAAAGAATTGATAGGAAAAAGCGAAATACTAAAAAGAAAAAAATATATATGGATTAATGAAATGCAAAAGAAAAATAAAGATGAAAAAATCAGCACAATTGTAGATCAAGTTAATAACGGACAAATAATAATTGTATCTGACGTGGAAGATAGTAAAAAAGCTATTGATGAAATTTTAGAGTTTCAAGGTCAATTATATAGCGTACATGATGATGCTCCTGATAATCTTGCAGAATTAGAAATAAAACTTAAGACGATAGCAGTTTCAAGTAAAGTAAAAATCCTTGATAGAAGATTATTAGGGTTATAGGAGGTGATGATTTGAAAATTAGTGACATTGTAAAAAAAATATTCAATAAAGAAATTGGATTAAACTTAAATAACACTGAACATTTAGAACTAGTAAAAAAGGCCCATGGCTCATACTATGTCTTTAAAAATATCTATGAAAAAATGTATAGATACTATAAAGGTGATACAGATGCAATAAGGAAATATCTTTTTATAACCAAAAGGTCTAATTTAAAGATAAATACAAACTATATAAAGAAGTTTATAAAAGAAGAAGTAGCCTACACATTGGGGAATGATATAACTTACAAATCAAGAACTGATAACGAAAATATAATAAAAGATATAGAATATTATACAGCTCATTGGAATGAGTTACATGATACTGACCTTATGAAATACTTACTTATATTCACAAAAGTATATGAGCTTTATTATATAGATGATAATGCTAATTTTTGCACCAAAATTATTAAACCTACCGAAGGATATGCATACGTTGATAATGCTTCGGGTAAGGTTTTGTTTTTTATTCATACATTTAAAAATGATTTTGAAACAAATAATAATATTGATGTCTATACTGATGAATATATTTATCACTTTGACAACAAATTTAATGAAATAAGTAATCCTACTAAAAATTTATTTGGTGAAGTACCAGTTTCTATAGGCGAGCTAACAGAAGAAGGTTATGACGATAGTTTATACAAAGATTTAAAAGGGATTCAAGATGCTTTTGAAACTAACTTATCTGATATTGGTAATGAAATAAGTGATTTTAGAAATGCTTATATGGTATTTAAAAATGCTCAACTTAATGAAGAGGATATACCTAAAATGAAAGAATTGGGTATAATTCAATTTCCGGATTCACCAAATGGTGATGCTGGATGGTTAATTAAGAACATTAACGATACGTTTATACAAAATACTTTAGATAGGTATGAAGATACTATGTATCAATTAGCCTGTCATATAAATCATAATGAAAAGTTACAAAGCAATCTTAGTGGAATTACTTTAAGGTCTAGATTAATAGTTCTTGAAAATAAATGTAGCTTACAAATAAAAGCTCACAAAAACATAGTTAAAAATAGAATTAGATTTTTATTTATATATCTAGATTTAAAGAAAAATAAAGTGTATGACTATAAAGATGTAAAAGCTCTTTATACTCCTAATATTCCAACTGATGATTTAGCAACTGCGCAAATGTTAGCTCAAATACCAGAAGGGGTTATATCAAAAGATACTGCAAGAGGAAGGTTTAGTTTTATAAATAATACGGTTGCTGAAGCTGAAAAAGTTAAGAAAGAGCAGGAAGAGGAAATGCCACAAGTTGATTTAGATAAAGAATTAGGTGATGAAATTGACTAAGGAAGAAAAGTTTATAGAAAGTCTTTATAAACTAGCTGAGAAGCAACTGCAAAAGATTTATAAATTTAAAAGAGTTAGTAGAGATGCAATCTTACAAGAAATAGCTAATGTTTTATTAACTTATACTATTGCAAATGATGTTATGGTAATGGATAGAGCAACTATTGAGAAAGAATATAATAAGATGTCTAAATTAGTAAATGATATAGCAAAAGGTGAAGCAGCTTCTCAAGAAAAAATAATTGAAGAGCTCTTATCAACTGTAGTCAAAGAAACTTTTAGTTTTTATAACTATAATAAAGGATTTAAAGATGTAAAGAAGATTATAGAAGATAATTTTAAAGGAAAACATTTTTCAGAAAGAATTTGGAGCAACGAAAAAGAGGTTGCTAATCACTTAGATAAAAAAGTGAAAGATTTCCTTAAAGGAAAGGTAAATGTAAATCAAATTAGAAAAGATATTGAGAAAACATTTAATGCTAGTGCTTATAATTCAAAAAGGTTAGTAGAGACAGAAGTTTCTAGGGTTTCAAGTAATGCCTTTGATAGGTATTGTGAGGAAACAGGAGTTAAGAAAGTTAGATATAATGCAACTTTAGATAGTAAGTTATGTGATGATTGTGGGAAATATCACGATAAAGTATTCGATATTAAAGATAAGTTAGAAACGCCAAGGCACCCTTGTTGTCGCTGTTTCTACACAATCGAGGAATAAGGGGAGGATATATAAATGGAACGATTTGAAGTAGTAGTGAGAATGAAAAGTGGCGATACTCATATATTTCTGACAGATGATAGTGATATATGTGATCGCGTTATTGATGAAGTGAATTTAGGTAGAGATTTTATATCAATAGAAGGTCATTTGTTAATTAATCTTGATGAATTAGAATCAATTTCAAATAAGCCGATATTAGTAATAAATTCTAAGTCTTAGGAAACTAAGGCTTTTAATTTTGCTCTAAATTCGTCTTGTGTGCTTTATGTGTACAAGGGGGATAAATACATTACTAAGTTAAATAATTTTGTGTCACAAGGCTCATAGAGGTTTGTGGGATAAGGAGGATGTATGTTAAAGAAAGAATTATTAAAATTAATAGAAAAAGCTGGTGATGATGAAAATATAGATTCATTACTAGAAAATAGTGATTTAGCTAAGTCACTACAAGCTAGTGGACTTACCTTAGAGGCCTTTAAGGAAAAATTAAAGAATGATAAAGACTTTAAAGCTTTTATTGATAGCGAAAATGACAAGTATCATAGTAAGGCTTTAAAAACTTGGAAAGAGAATAACTTAGAAAAGGAGCTTGAACCTTTTATTAAGGATAAGTATCCAGATTTGGTTACGGATCCAGTACAAAAGAAGGTGCTAGAACTAGAAAAGGAATTAGAAAAAGAAAGACAAGCTAATGCGAGAAAAGACCTATTAACTCAGGCTATAAAATATGCAGCAGATAAAAAATTACCTGCCAGTGTAGTTGAAAAGTGCTTAGGTGAAGATTTTGATAAAACTAAAGAAGTTATAGATTCTATAGCTGATGATTGGTCTAAAGGTCTTGAAGCAATAGCTACTGAGAAAATGAAACAATCTAGTTATATACCAGGTAAAGGAGCAGATGGAAAAACAATTAGTATTGGAGCTTCTATTGCAGCTCAAAACAATTCAAAATCAAGTGCTCCAAGTAATCCTTGGGGCGATAAATAAGGAGGAAATTTTATGTATTTTAAAAGATCAAATTATGAAAATGATATGGAGATTTTAGTTACTGAAAAGAATTTAGTTACTTTTTCAGGAACTGTATTAGCTTCAAATGTTACTCAAGCTGATGAGAATGGAAGAAAGTATGTAAAAGCTGGTTCTTTTATTGATGCTACAGGTGCAGTTGTAAAACCAAGTGGAACAAGCTTTGAAGGTAATCCAATAGGGATTCTTTATAAAACAGTAGATGTAACAAACGGAGATGCTCCAGCTTCAATAATAGTTGAAGGTTACTTAAGAGAAGATAGAGTATTTGATGGTTTTGAAGAAGATGCTAAAACTGCTGCTAAAGCAAAAGTGCCAAATATAAAATTTAGATAGGAAGGTGAATAATAAATGCCAAGATTAGAAGAAGTTTTTAACACAAATGAATTAGTTAATTATTTTAAAGAAAGAAAGGTTGCTCCTATGTTAGGAGAATCACTTTTCCCAGAAAAAAAAATACAAGATATAGAGTTTGATATGATCTTAGGAACAGGAGGACTTCCTGTTACTGCTGAGGTACATGCTTTTGATACAGAAACTCAATTAGCTTCAAGAGAAGCTATTGAAAAAGGTGTAGCAAGCTTAGCTCTTATAAAGAGAAAAATAAAAATAGCAGAAAAAGACATCATAAAGATAAATAATCCAAGAACTGATTCAGAGTTAGCTTTTGTCTTATCTCAACTTTATAATGATGCCGAAAAAATGACTGATTCAGTTAAAGTTAGAGTTGAAGCAATGAGAATGGAACTATTATCTACAGGTAAAATTGCTATTAATGAAAATAAAGTAAAAGTAACAATTGACTATAAAGTTCCATCTGGAAACAAAAAGTCATTTACATGGAACACACCAGATAGTGACACTCCATTAGATGATTTAGCTACATTAGCTGATGCGGTGGAAGCTGAAAGTGGATCAAGACCAACTAGAGCATTGACATCTAGAAAAGTTGTTAAAACTATTTGCAATTGCGTTAGTGTAAGAAAGGCTATTTATGGAGTTAATAGTGATAAAATTGTTACTTTAGCTGCTTTAAATGAATTATTAGCTCAATTGGATTTACCACAAATTGTAGTTTATGAAGGAAAATATAAAAAGGAAACTGCTAAAGGCTTTGCGACTGCAAGATACTTCCCTGAAAATGTAATTGCTATGTTTGGTGATGAAACTCTAGGCGAAACTATTTATGGGTTAACCGCTGAAGAAGTTAAGTTAATTGGTGATGGTAAGATGGAATCTGCTGAAATATTAGATAATAAAATTTTTGTTGGAACTTATACATCTATAGATCCAGTTGGGGAATTTACTAAAGCTGTTGCTACTGCATTACCAACATTACCTCATGGTGAGGAATTAGGAATAGGAACTGTTACTTTACCCTAATCCCGCCCTAGAGACATCTAAAGTTGGTAAAGCTAGGGTAGGCAAAGCAAAAGTAGGTAAAGAATAGGAAGGTGATATAAATGGCATATCAAAAACATACGTGGCAAGATGGAGAATTAATTACACATGAAAGATTAAATGCTATAGAAAATGGGATAGCAGAAATAGAATTGACTCCTGGGCCACAAGGTCCAACGGGACCAAAAGGAGATAGAGGGGAAACAGGACCACAAGGCCCTAAAGGCGCAGATGCAGTAATTAATAAATTAAATAAAGTAGATGCTTTAACTGCTGATTCTGCAACTACACAGCAAATAGCAACTGCGTTTAATAATTTAATTGCAGATTTAAAAGCGAAAGGATTTATGAATAATCAATAGGAGAGTACCTAAGTACTCTCTTTAAATTTATAAGGAGTGGTAATTTTGACTTTAGAAGAGAAAAATGAAGCTAAGGCTATTCTAGTCATTAGAAATTACCTTAATAGAAATTTTAATGACGAATATATAAAAAAGAATTATGGCTTAGCTATAGATCAGTTGATAGAAAATGCAAATAAAATCAATGCAACTAAACCAGTAGGGGTAAAATCTATGAGTGAAGGGAATCAATCTATATCATTTGAAAGTAATTTGGAGGCTTGGGCTATAACTTCTGATGTAAAAGCATTATTACCAGCTCAATATGTTCGGATGTATTAGAGGTGATATAGTGGCAGTTTTATTTAAAAATTCAGATATAACTATTTTTAATAGATACCATGATAATTCTTTAGGTGCAGATATGTACCAAAGGACCGTTATTAAGGGGGTAAATTGGCAGGGTAAAAGGAATGGAACTGTATCAGATAAAGGCTTACTTTTAGCAGATAGTACTCTTATTTTTATAGATAAATTAGAGAATTATGTTAGTCCTAAAAGATTTGCTAAGTTATCAGATGAGGATAGAGCAAAATATTTTACATTTGCTCCTGGAGATAAGATTGTTAAAGGTGAAGTGGAATTTGAAATAACAGGAGTTAAACCTTATAGAATAGCTGATTTAGATAACGAATTTGATGATGTTATAACAATTAAATCTGTTACTCCCTTATCAAGTCATTTTGAAATAGAGGGTGTTTAATATGGCTACTACAGTAAGAATTAAAATGGATAATACTCAAAAAATACTTCTTAAGAGAAGTTTAAATAAAAATGGCCAAGCTCAAGAATTTTTTACTAAAGAATGTGCTAAATTTATGAATAACTATGTACCTTTTAAGACTGGTAGACTTAAGGATATGATGGTTCAAATAGAAACTAGTAAAGTTATATATAATGCTCCTTATTCACGAAAACAATACTATACTAATAAAGGCTTGGGAAAACAGGGCACTAGCCTAGGAGGATTGCGCGGAAAACAATGGGATCGTAGAATGTGGAACAATAGAGGGGATGAAATAGTTAAATCTGTCGCTCAATTTGTAGGAGGTAGAACTAAATGATTATAGATAGTCTTAGAAATTACATGAGAAATTTAAAATGTCTAGATACATTTAATAATGCTATAAGAGTTAATGTTAATTATTTAGAATCTGATACAGATACTTATTCTATTGAAGAAGTTCCTGTAGAGCCTATATTAAAGCAATATGTTAATGGTGATAGTATAAGGCAATATGCTTTTATATTTACATCAAGAGAACCTTATGGAGTTGATGTTTTAACTAATATTGATAACTCAGGTTTTTATGAAAAATTAGCAGATGAAATTGAAGAAAATAATAATAATGAAAATTTTCCATTACTCGATAATGGATTAGAACCTTTGGAAATTAAAGTTACTTCTACTGGATATGCTTTTGCAGTAACAGAAGATACTGCTCAGTATCAAATAAATTTAAGATTAAAATACTTTAAGAAAGGATGATATTAATGGGGATTAGAAAAAGAAAAGTTCAAGCAAACTATTTAAAAGTTGGAGAAACTTTTGAATTATTAGGAACGGGTTTTACAGAATTAAATGAAAGTCCTTCAGCACAAACAACTTCAAAAAGATATATAAATCAATCTAGTGCTAGTCAAAGTGTAACTGGATATGAATGGAGTTCAAGTTTCAATGCAGACCAAATAAAGAGTGAAAAAGCTATAGAATACATTAGAAAAATAGGAGAAATGCAACTTACAGGGGCTGATACTGAAGCAGAATATATAATAGTTGACCTAGACCAAGAAGCTCAAACTTCAGGGTATAGAGCTAGAAAAATTAATGTTGCAATCGCGGTAGATAGTTTTGATGATAATGATGGTGAATTAGGTATTAGTGGTACTTTCCTTGGACAAAGTGATCCTATTGAAGGAACTTTTGATACAAGTACTAAATCATTTACTCTAGGCTTTACAGCTAAAGGAGAATAATAAGGGGGAATTTTGAATGATAATTAATGGAGTTGAATTAGACGATTTAAACGGACTTGACTACGAAACAGCTCAAAAAGTTGAAAAAGAAATGGAAAAAACTCAAGGACTTGGAGATAAAGTTCCAAAATTAAAAAATTCAGAAGGTATTAGAGTTATATGTGATACTGTTAATGAAATATTTGATAATATTTTCGGAGAAGGAACTTCTGAAAAAGTATTTAAAGGGAAAAAAGACTTAAAAATATCAATGATAGCTTTTGAAGAATTATGTAAAAATTATTATGAAAGTCAAAATTCTATGAATGATATGATAAAAAAATACTCTCCTAATAGAGCTGCTAGAAGAAGTAAAAAATAATGAATATATTGGTTGATTTATTACCCAAAGAAGTCACTATTAATAATAAAAAATATAAAATTAATAGTGATTTTAGAATTTCAATTTTATTTGAAATATTAATGCAAGATAATTCTGTAATAAATGAAGATAAAATAGGGTTAGCTTTAAATCTTTATTATTATGAAGTTCCTCCTAAAAAATACTGGCAAGAAGCTGTAGAAAAAATGTTATGGTTTTATAGATGTGGTAAAGATATATATTCGTCAAAAAAAAATGGTAAAGGTAATGGCGCCACTCAAATTTATTCGTTTGAACATGATGATGATTATATTTATGCTGCATTTATGGACCAATATAATTTAGACTTGCAAGATATAGACTATTTACATTGGTGGAAGTTTAAAGCTATGTTTAAGAGCCTTAAAGAGGATAATGAAATAGTTAAAATAATGAAATATAGAAGTATAGATTTGTCTAAAATTAAAGATAAGGAGCAGAAGGCTTATTATAAAGAAATGAAAAACCTTTATAAAATTCCTATTTCTAAAGATGAAGAAATTAAGCTAAAAGAAATAGAAGAAGCTTTATTAAATGGTGGAGATTTAAGTAAATTATTATAACCCCCAAAAAAAATATTAATAAAAATTGTAAATTAATATAAAAAATAGTATTATATAATTGTATTTTAACTTTTTAAGGGGGGATATGGAATGGGAAATCAAATAGGATGCCCTAAATGTGGAAGTAATAACGTACAAATAGTAAATGATTCTACTGTAGAAACAAAAGGATTTGGAGCTGGAAAAGGCTGTTTAGGAGCAATATGCTTTGGCCCAATAGGTTTGTTGTGTGGAATGTGTGGAATGGGGAAAAGTAAAACAAGCAATAATACATATAGGATGTGTGTAAATTGTGGAGAAAAATTTAAATAAACATTTAAAATTATGGACAAACTTTATGAAGCTAGGCAGCTACACTTGCCACCAAATTTATGAAAGAAGTTTTTCTTATAGAGGTTATCAATTCCCAATATGTGCTAGATGTACAGGGATTTTTATAGGCCAAATAATTGGTATTATTCTTATTATTCTAGGATTTAGACTTGAGTTTTTATGGTCTATAGTATTAATTGTCCCTATGTCCATTGATGGATTGATACAATTAATAAAAATAATGGAATCTAATAATGTCCGCAGATTTATTACTGGTTTTATATCAGGCATAGGATATATGTATTTGTTATTTAATATAGTAGTAATTATTAAACACTTAGTTTTTGACTAAGTGTTTTTTTATTTCAAATTAAGAGGTGATTGAAATAGAAGATATACGTTGTATAAATTGTAATCAGCTATTATTAAAAGCTGATTTAGTAAGAGGGGAAATAAAATGCCCTCGCTGTAAAAAAATAAATAAATTAGAAATTGGACGAAAAGACAGAGCTTAGAGCCACACCTTAGAGTAGTGAGCCAATGCCTGCTTTTTTTATTTTATAAAGAAAGTAGGTGAGTGGTTAATGAGTGATGGGCGTATAATAATTGACACTGAAATAGATAATAGTGGTCTTGAAAGTGGTTTAGAGAAAGCTAAGTCAAGTGCTAAATCTCAAGCTGCCAAATTAGCAGCTGAATATAAAAAACAGGGTATGTCAGCTAGCGAAGCATTTAAAAAAGCATGGTCTGAAATAGAAAGAGATTCTGATGAAAAATCTAAACAGACATCTGAAAATTGGAAAGCTAATGTTGGTGATAAATTAACTGGAATAGCTAAAACTAGTGCCAAAGCTATATCTGGCCTAATAGTTGGAGCAGCAACTGCATTAAGTGGTTTAGCGGCTGCTGCTATAAAAATAGGTTCTGACTTTGAAGCTCAAATGAGTAGGGTTAAGGCTATATCAGGTGCTACGGCTGATGAGTTTGAAAAATTAAATGAATTAGCAATACAATTAGGTGCTGATACTGCATTTAGTGCTTATGAGGCTGCTGAAGGAATGGAAAATCTAGCTTCAGCTGGATTTGATGTTAGTGAAATAATGGATGCTATGCCTGGAATGTTAGATTTAGCAGCTGCAAGTGGAGAAGATTTAGCAATAAGTTCAGATATAGCGGCTAGTACTCTAAGAGGATTTGGTTTAGCTGCAAGTGAAGCAGGACATGTAGCTGATGTTCTTGCCAAAAACGCTGCTGATACAAATGCAGCTGTTTATGATACTGGAGAAGCTATGAAATATGTTGCTCCGGTTGCGGCTTCTTTAGGACTTTCATTAGAAGAAGTTACAGCTGCTATAGGTTTAATGGCTAATGCTGGAATACAAGGTTCCCAAGCTGGTACTGCATTAAGAGCTTCTCTTACTAGATTGACTAAACCTACTGATGCTATGATTACTGCCATGGAAAAAGTAGGTTTTAATGCTTTTGATTCTGAAGGCAAAATGAAAAGCTTAAGCGATATGATTAGTGAGCTTAAATCTGGAATGGAAGGATGGACTGATGAAGCTAAATCTAATGCTTTAGCTACTATATTCGGAACTGAAGCATTAAGTGGTATGATGGCCTTAATAAATGCTGGACCTGAACAAATAGACGCTTTAACTGAAAGTTTAATAAATTCTGATGGAGCTGCTAAAGAATACGCTGAAACTATGCAAGATAATTTAAAAGGTAATATTGAAGCTTTAGGTGGTTCTTTAGAAACCTTAGGGATTCAGTTTTATCAAAGTGTTGATACTCCTTTAAATGATATTGTAAGTAGTGCTAATTCTATGGTTGATGAATTGTCAAAAGCATTTTCAGAAGGAGGATTTGAAGGATTAGTAAGTCAATTAGGAACTACATTAGCTACTATAGTTACTCAAATTGCAAATAGTGCTCCTAAGATGATAGATATTGGAGTAAGTCTGATAAAAAATTTAATAACTGGAATACAAGAAAATCTCCCAGCTATAGCTACTGGTGCTATTGATATAGTTATGAGTTTAGTTAATGGAATAATTGAAATACTACCAATGCTTTTAGAGGTAGGATTACAAGCTCTAATAACTTTAGGACAAGGTATTGCTGAATCCTTACCAACTTTAATTCCAACTTTGGTTAATCTAGTAATATCTATGTGCGATATGATAATAGAAAATTTGCCATTAATATTAGATGTAGCAATAGATATAATCTTGGCTTTAGTTCAAGGACTAGTTAATGCTTTACCTACTTTAATTGCAGAAGTACCACGTATTATAAATAGCTTTGCTGATGCTATATATGGAGCATTACCAACAATATTAAAGGCTGGTATAGATATAATCGTTATGCTAGTTAAAGGATTGATAGATTCAATCCCTATTATAATTCAGAATTTACCACAAATAATAATGGCTATAGTAAATGTATTTACTCTTTTTAATTGGGCTAGTATTGGGAAAAACTTAATTACTGGAATTGGTAATGGTATTAAATCTATGGTATCTAATATAGGAACTATAGCTAAATTTACTGCTGAAAGTGTTATAAATGGAATAAAAGGTATATTTTCGGCAGGTGGAAATATAGGTAAGAATTTAATAAGTTGGATTGCTAATGGAGTAAGTAGTTCTTTAGGAAACTTATTGCAAGCAGCTAAAAATGTAGCTATAAGTGCAATTCAAGGTATTAAAAATATTTTAGGATGGAATGAGGCTTCAAGTATAGGATCTAATCTTATTAGGGGGATTTGGAGTGGTATTTCTAATATGACTGGCTGGATAATTAACCTTATAGGTGGATTTGCTGGAAGTGTAATAAGTTCTATAAAAGACTTCTTTGATATACATAGTCCTAGTAGAATTATGGATAAGTTAATTGGGAGAAACCTTGTTAAAGGTATTGGAGTAGGTATTGATGTTGAAACACCAAATTTAGAAAAAGATATTGATTCTAACATGAGTGATTTAGTTGCTAAAATGAAAGGAACTGTAGATTATGAAACTTCTATGACTACAGCTAGAGTTGTTGCTCATAATAATATTTTAAGTAGTGGAACTGATATGGATACTGACAATCCTAAAGAAAATCCTGTAACAGTAATTGCTAAGTTTATTGTTGATGGTAAAGAATTTGTTCAAGAAGTTGTGGCCCCTAATCAAGATGTATTAAATGATTATTATGAAGGGAGGTTGCCGTAAATGTTAAAAGAAGGTGAATTATATTTTAATAGTAATAGAAGCTTGAATTTAAATTTATTTTTAGAAAATTATCCTTCTATTCCAATAACTAATGAGGAGTATGAAGAGATCCAAGTTGAAGGTAGAAGTGGTAATTTAATAATAAATAAAGGAACTTATCCTGATAAAAAAATACCTTTTACATTTACTATCTTATCTCCTCAAATCGAAATAGATTTTGATAAAATTTATGAATGGCTTACTGAAATAGAAGATAATAGACTTATCTTTGGTAGAGAAGATAGGTGTTATAAGGTTAAAAAGGTTAATTTTAAAGATATACAAAAGCAATTTAGGACTATAGGAGAATTTGATGTTACTTTTTTATGTGAGCCTTTTACACAAGATCTTGAGAAAACAGTACATGAAATAACTTCTAGTGGATATAAAATCTATTACAATGGAAATGCTCCAGGAGATACTTTAATAAAGGTTTATGGAACTGGGAATATACAATTAACTGTAAATAGTGAAACAATGCAAATTAATAATGTTGCTGACTATGTAGAAATTGATAGTGATTTACTACAAGTTAGAAATAAAGATAAAACCTCCAAGGATGATGATACCTCGGGGGATTTTATTTTGCTTGAAAAAGGCATAAATGCAATTTCTTATACTGGAAATGTAACAAAAATAATTGTTGAATATACTACAAAATATAAGTGTTAGGAGGGATATAAATGAAAAAACAAATAAAAGTAGCTTATTTCCCTTCTTATACTGAAAAGAATAAAGTATTAGGTAGCAATGGTAAATCTTTAGATAAATATTGTATTAAATGTGAGCCTGATGAAGATTTAAGCTCTGGTAATTATATTTTAGATGCAACTTTCTTAATCGAAGACAATCTTCAGGATTTATTACAAGAAGAAGTTATTTTAAAAGTTCTAGTGGATTATGGATATGAGATATTTAGAATATCTAAGGTAACAGTTGGAACAAGGTATATAGATGTGGTTGCTAGACAAATAACTATAGCTGATTCTTTAACATTATGGCTAGAAGATGTAAGACCTACAAACTTAAATGGTCAAGCCGCTGTAAGTTGGATGTTAGATAATGCGGAAGGTAGAAAAGAAATACAAATAGTATCAGATATAGATGCTATTGCAACTGCTTATTATCAACGCATGAGCCTATATAAAGCCTTACACGATAATGACAACTCATTCTTAAATCGTTGGGGTGGAGAAGTCCAAAGGCGTGGTTATACTATTTATATTAATAAGCGTATTGGAAGAGATAGAGGATTTAGCATAAGAGAAGGTAAAAATCTTACTGGATTTAAAGGTACTTCTAATATAGATAATCTAGTCACTAGGGCGAGAGGACAAGGTTACAATGGAATATTAGGTAACTATATAGATAGTTCACTTATAGGCGCTTATAATCGAATATACACCAGCGTAATTAAATATGATGATGTTAAGGTTAAAGATGAATATAATGACGAAGGTTATGATACTTTAGAGCAGGCTCAAGCTGAATTAGATAGAAGAATAGAAGAAGAGTTTTCTAAAAATGATATAGATAAAATTAAGGCTAGTTACATTATTAATTTTGTTCAATTAGAAAAGACAGAGGAATATAAAAACTATGTAGTAGCTGAAAGATTGTTTATAGGTGATACTTCCAGAGTTTATATTCCTAAGTTGAATGTAGATATAAAAGTAAGGGCTATGAGTAAAAAGTATGATGTATTAGCTCAAAAAACTAAGGAGATTAAGCTAAGTAATTATATAGAGGTTAAGCCTTTAAGTATTAAGCAAATAGTAGAAAAATTAGAAACTATGGATAGTACAGAAACTATCCTTCAACTAGCTAAAGATAACGCTACTTCTTTAATAAAAGGTGGACTTAAAAATTCTTATGTAATAGTTAGAGAGAATGAAATTATTATAGGTGATACAAAAGACATAAACACTATGATAAATGTTTGGAGATTTAATAATGGAGGTTTAGGTCACTCTAAAACAGGTTATTATGGAGAGTTTGGGACTGCTATAACTCAAGATGGACAAATAGTTGCGGATTTTATAACTACAGGTGTATTAAATGCGGGATTAATAAAAACTGGATTATTAAAAAGTTTTAATGGTGTTTCGTGGATAAATTTAGATAATGGTACTTTTGACTATGCTAATGGAAATTTATCTTATGATGGTCTTACAATGCAAATAATAGGTAAGATAATTAATGTTCTAAACGGCTATGGTGTAGAAATGGATCAAGGTGGTCTTATGTTTGCTACAAATGGAGAAGTGGTTGGGGGTATAAGAAGTTCTAAATATAATCAAAACAATACTATAAATGGATTATCTATAGTTAATACAAGAGATGGCGATTACATAGATATTGGATTTACCGAAAGTGAGGATTTTGAAGGTAATACAGATTTTTATCCTGTTTTAAGAATATCTAAAATAGTTAATCAATTGTTAGGAAATTTTAAAGGGATACAACTTCTAGAGAATACAAGGCTTGCTAACATGAAAACTTTTTATTTAGAATCGAATGACAGTAAATGTCCGCATGAAATTTATAACACAGCTGGTGGACTTTTAGCTTTATTCGGTGATAACGGAACAATGTTAGGATATATTAAAGGTTCAGAAAAGGTTAAAGTTTTAGAGATTGTAGAAGCTGTTGGTGAAGCTGGGGTTCAAGCATATCTGTATAAAAATTTAAGTATGGCAGGTAATAAAATATTAGGTGTATCAGATATCTTCACAGGAACTACATCACATAGATATCATCATGATGGTTGGTGTGGTTCGATAGAAGCTACAGCAAAGAGAATTAGCAACTTAAATGTATTTTATGATAGTGGTTGGTATGCATATAGCTCTGGCTCTAACGGAGCTCCTTCAAGCTATGGAGTAATTTTACATTTAAAGTGGGGAGAAACAGATTTTGTACAAATAGCATTTGACTTCGCTAATACTATGTATCAAAGAGCATGGGTTAATGGTACTTGGACTAACTGGACACAAAGGTAAAAGGTGATTATATGAATAAAGTATTTATAAATAAAGAAACTGATATGGTAGAGCAAATACTAGAGATTAGAGAAGGAGAGATAATTCCGGATGATTACTTTCCTAACTGCTATGCTATAGAGGATATGGAAGGTAATATCAATGCTTATAATCTTAAATACAATAAAGAAACTAAAGAGTTTGAAGTTGTAGAAGGATTACCTGCTAAGGAAGAAGGAAGAGTTATAAAGCAACCTACAGTAAAAGATTTTCAAGAGTTAAAAAATGAAAATGAAAATTTAAAGGTTAGATTAGAAAAGCTTGAACAATTATTAAATGTGAGGTAAAATAATGGCTAGTAAAATAAGTATAGATTTAGATACTTCAAAAGAAAATTATTTAGTGTCTAAATGTAAGCAAAATGATGATTTAGAGCTAGAGGCATTTATACACGATAAAGGATTAGAATTAGATTTAACTAATAAAGAAATAACTATACAAGCTTTAAAAGCGGATAATACTTATATTATTCAGAATACAGATATAGTTAAAGAAAATAATAAAATTACAGCTAATCTCGTAAAAGATTTTACGAGAGTGCCAGGAGAAACAAAAATAGAAATAGTTTTAGTAGAGAGTAGTAAGCAGAATACTACTTTTTCTTTTTATCTAGAAGTTGTAGGAAGTGTAATAAGAGGAGCAGTACAAAGTTCTAATACTGCAACTATATTAGAAGCTTTAGATAATAAGATAATAGAAGCGGGGCAAGTTAAGCAAGAAAC